GCCAGCAGGGACGGCTTGTCCTTCTGATCGACCGCTGCGACCTGAGCCGACAGGGCGGGCGAGAGAGCGACGCCGAGCATCGACTTGTTGATCTTCCAGTTGACGAGGGCGTTCTCGTCGTCGAGCGGCTTGCCGTACCCCGACGGGCGGCTGTAGCGCAGCGACTTGTCCGGGTCGCTGGGGTCGGAGACGAGGGGGGCTCCGTTCGCCCGGCGGTAGTCGCCTCGGGTGGAGTGCTCGTCGTCGAGTTCGTTGATGTCGATCGAGTCAGGCATCGACGTCGAACCATTCGACTTCGTCGGGCTCGATGTCACGCTCGACCAGGAACTTGATGAGTCCGTCGGTGTCACGGGGGGTTGCCTCTCGGCCGGTGACGAACCAGCCGATGTCCGTCTTGACGGCGGCGTAGATGTAGGTCTTGTCCTTCGGGGTCCAGGCGAACCGGGCGATCGTGCCGGTGTGGACCCAGTCGTCGATGCCGAGTTCGTCCCAGGCGGCGAAGGCGGCTTCGAGGCGAGCCTTCTCCTTGGCCTCCTTGCGCTCGGCGGCGATCTTGTCGATTGTGCTCATGGTGGGTTCCTTTGGTGGGTATTCGTGGACGTAGAGGGGGTTGTAGATGTTGCCGACGACGCCCCATTGATTCGGGTTGCCGTAGGTGACCGTGTGCTGGTGGTCGTACTGGTTCACGAGGCGTTCCTCTCTTGGACTTGCATCAGGACGTAGGCCCTGGCGATCAGCAGGGCCTCAGCCCTGTCGGCGTCCTTCTTGCGGGTGAGGACGTGGCCCATGTAGGGGAACAGCTCCCGGGCGAGGAAGCGGGACGCCTCCTTGTCCTTGCCGGTCAGACCGGACGCCTTCTTCCAGTCCCCCGGTCGCAGTCTGACGACGGGGTGTCCCAGAGTTGTTGCGACGCCGACGGCGGTGCCTGTCGACGAGCCGAGCGAGAACGATGCGATCGAGCCGTTCTTCGGCATCGCCTGCGTCTTCTCGATCACGACCACGTCGGGGTTGATCGCCCGCAGGATGTCAGCGAGTGCGGCGGCGTCGACGGTCTTGTCTCCGACCGGCATGTCGACGACTCCACCTGCCCGGCCGTTGCTGATCCAGGCGATCGCTCCGGTGAGACCGGGGTCGATGCCGACGATCTTCATGAGCGCCTCCTCATGTGGGCGAGCGTCCGGGTCAGGTCGAGAGAGGAGCGCTTCACCGAAGCGGCTTCCTTCGACGGGTACTGCCCGTCCCAGGGGCGGGGCTCGTAGGTGTGTGACCCCTTCTCGGTGCGGCCGACGTAGGTGGAGGGCTTGCTGGCGAGGAGTCCGTCGCACATGAAGATGAAGCGCCACGCCTCAGCCCTGGCGTGCTCGACGTCCTGGCGGTTCACGGCTTCACCCTCGGCGGGGGCTGCGGGATGCAGCGGCGTTCGACGGCGTTGGTGATGAGGACGTTCAGCGAGAGGCCGTCCTTCTCTGCCGCAGCCCGCAGCTGTTCGCTGTACCAGAAGGGGACGGTGAAGCTGAGTTTGACCGGCAGGTACTGCGGGTCTCGGTTGTTCGTGATTGCCATGTACATAACTCTACCCCCCTCCCCCCGCCACGCCACCCCCTCCCCCGTTCCGTAACGTAACTGTAACAATCGGCATCTCTCCAGGGAAACGCCCTGCTGAGGCATACTTGGCCCATGCCAGTCGCGATCACCCTCAACGATCCCCGAGCCCAAATCTTCCTGGAATGGCTCTGCACCCCCATCAAGGAGCGCGAACCGCGCACCCGCACCGACCTCCAGCAGCAGCTCGGCATGAAGCACGAGACCATGAAGAAGCTGGAGGAGAGCCCCGAGTTCCTCGCCGCCTGGGAGACGCTCTACCGGCGCACCGTCGGCTCACCCGAGAAGGCGCAGAACGTCCTCACCGAGCTGTACGAGACAGCCACCGACCGCACCGACCCTCGCCAGGTCCAGGCAGCGAAGGCGTACCTGGAGGCCATCGACGCCGTCAAGCCGAAGAAGGTCGAAGTCACCATGACCAGCCAGACTCTCGCCCAGGCCACCGACGAAGAACTCCAGGCGATGATGGCGCAGGTCGCAGCCGACGAGCTGGCAGCGCGCAGCGATGGCTGACCCCACCACTGGCTTCCAGCCGGCCACCAGCCCCGCCGAACGCCGAGCGTTCTTCGACATCCTCCGCACCAACAAGGCCCTCGAAGCCCGCGTCGAAGCGCTCGAAGCCGCCAACACCGCGCTCGAAGCCCGCGTCGCCGACCTCGAAACCCCATGAGCAACACCGAACTCCTCATGCAGGAGATCGAGTGGCGCAAGTGCGCGCCGAAGACGAAGGACCCCCGCAAGCTGTACGAGGCGTTCATCTACTTCTGCAACAACTACTGGTACATCAAGCACCCCGAGGACGGGCGCATCAAGTTCAACCTGTTCGACGCCCAGCAGGAGACCGTCAACGCCTGGGTCCGCAACCGCTACGTCCTCATCCTCAAAGCCCGCCAGCTCGGCTTCTCCACCCTCGTCGCCGCCTACGCGTTCTGGGCTGCCTACTTCTACGAGGACCGCTCGATCGTCATGCTCAGCCGCACCGAGCGCGACGCCATCAAGCTGCTCCAGAAGGCCAAGTACGGCTACCGCTTCCTGCCCGAATGGATGAAGTTCCGCGGCCCGCCCGTCAACTCCACGCAGACCAAGATGGAGATCGCCAACGAGAGCTACATCGAGAGCCTGCCGTCGGCCAGCGACCCCGCCCGTGGTGAATCCCTGTGGCTGGCCATCCTCGACGAACTCGCCTTCCTCCCCAACAGCGACGAGGCCTGGTCCTCGATCGAGCCCACCGTCGACGTCGGTGGCCGCGTCATCGCCCTGTCCACCGCCAACGGTGAAGGCAACCTGTTCCACAAGCTGTGGGTCGGGGGCAAGAACAAGACCAACCGCTTCAAGACGATCTTCTACCCGTGGTCCGCCAACGGCCGCACCCAAGAGTGGTACGAGGAGAAGAAGGCCGACCTGCCCGACTGGCAGCTCGCCCAGGAGTACCCCGACAACGCCGAGGATGCGTTCCTGCGCTCCGGGCGTCCCGTGTTCAACCTGGAGATGCTCAACTCGATCGAGACCGTCGACCCGAAATGGGAGGGCTTCCTCGACAAGCCGCCGCAGGCCAGCATGAGATGGAAGTTCGTCGAGGAGCGCCGCGGACCGCTCCGCGTCTGGGAGCTGCCGGCGAAGGACGGCAAGTACGTCATCGGAGCCGACCCAGCCCAAGGCTTCGAGCACGGCGACTTCTCCTCACTCCATGTCATCAACGCCCGCAGCGGACAGGTCGTCGCCACCTGGCACGGACGAATCGACCCCGACCTGTTCGGCTCCGACGTGATCGGCCCGGTCGGCCGCTGGTACAACAACGCCCTCGCTGGCGTCGAGTCGAACAACCACGGCCTCGTCGCCCTCAAAGCGCTGCAACGCGAGAAGTACAAGCCGATCTACATGCAGAGGTCCCCGCGCTACAAGAAGTCGGTGCCGACCGACATCCTCGGCTGGCGCACCACGCAGGTCACCAAGCCGGTCGCTATCGACGAACTGAACAAGCAGCTCCGAACCGGCGCCCTCCAGCTCCCCTGCGCCGCGACGCTCTCCGAGCTGCGCACGTTCGTCCGCGACGACGCCGGCAGGATGAACGGCAGCCCGTTCGACGATCGTGTCATGTCGCTCGCGATCGCCAACGACATGTTGCAGTACGTGTGGCTGAAACAGTACGAAGTGGAGAAGACCCCCGGCCCCGGCACGATGAACTGGCTGGAGAAGCAGCTCTACGGTGACGATCCGCTGTTCGGAGGCGGGAAGCCGAGTAAAGTCGCACCCACGCCGATCGGCAAGCAGTTCGTCAGGAGTTGACATGGCACGTCTCGATGCCCAGCGCCCACCCTCGAAGTACCAGCGCCCCTCCGCCAAGAAGGCGGCTCGCGGCTACGACGTCCCGCTCCACACCCCGTGGGGCACCGAGGGCGTGGCGGGCGACGTCGCCAGCACCGGCGCCACCGCAGGCGTCAACGGCGCCTGGACCCCGTCCGGCTCCACTCCACCCGAGACCGTCGCCGCCCTCATCGCCGGGACACCGAAGACGGTGACCCCGAGCGTCACCAGCGCCTGGACGGCCACCTACTACGTGCAGACCCAGACCGCCGGCGTGCCAGGTCGCGCCCACTGGAACGGGACGGCATGGGTGGCGGGTGCTGCGGCGTGACCTGCGTCGAGTGCAAGCGAAAGGACGCCGAGCAAGACTCGGACACCTGCTTCCGATGCCGCGTTGCCAGTGTCGGTTACCGCTGGGTAGGCGGAGGCCACATGTACGGCCGTGACAACTTCTCGTCGCGGACCAACGCCGAGTACGTGCGCGAGCACGTCGGCGACACCACCGGACTCGCCCACATGGGCAGCCAGGAGTGGCAGGGCTAGCGCCCGCCACACAGCTATCAGGAGGATCAACATGCAGAAGCCCGTCCCCAAGGCGAACCAGCAGAAGTCCCCGGTGATCAAGCGGCCCATCGCTTCCCCCGGATACGAGCACGTCGTCGACGTCGGCAAGCCCGCACCCCGCAGGCCGGCCAAGGCTCTCCCCTCGAAGATGAGCGGGCCGACGCCCAAGGCCACCCCTGGCCCCCCGAAGAAGAAGTAGCTCTTGAAACAGTCCACCCTGCTGGCGTTGTACCGCGGAGAGATCAAGCGCTCCAAGCGCTGGCGCAACACCGACGGGTACGAGGACGACTGGAAGCGCTACGTCGACCTCTACAAGGGCAAGCACTACAACAAGGCGTCCGCCAACGA